TGAAGTTGAAGTCAGACGCAACGGATTTATTAAGGGCTTTTTTATTTATTTAATTTTTATTATTATGAACAAGTATTACAAGTTGCTGAACAAAATTTTAAAACAAGGAAAATTCCAAACAGCTAAAAAAAATGGGTCAATTTATTTAATAAACCAGACTTTAAGTTTTTCTAAAAATGAATTAGAAAAATTATTTTTAGAGCACAAAGTGGCAAAGAACAAGTTAAGTAAAGAACTAGATTTATATATGGAGGGGGAGACTTTAATTAAAGAATATAATAATACAGACATTTTTTGGTGGGATTATTGTGCCCCTAAGTTAATAAATTCTTATCCTACTTATTTCAAGAAGTTACCTGAGTTAATAGAAAAAATTAATTCTTTAAGGCCTTCAAAAAATTATGTACTATTTATAGGGGAAACAGGTGTAGAAACAAATCAGTTGCCTTGCTTAAGTTTAATACAATTTCAAAATTTAGAGGGAAAAATTAACTTAACCGTATATCAACGAAGTGCAGATTGCTGTTTAGGTTTGCCTAGCGACTTATTCCAAATTTATTTAGTTAGTCAATTAATTAATATGCCTTTAAATAATATTACTTTTTTTATTGGTAATGCTCATATTTATGAAAACAATATTGAAGAAACAAAAAAATTACTAAAAGGAGAATTATATAAATTTAATCTTAATGTATAATGAGAACGTATTTAGCGAAAATTAGAATACCTGAAGAAATTAAACTGGAGTCTACAGGCTTTATAGGAGAAAAAATATTTGAATTATGGTTCTTGGCTACCTATCAAGGAGAGCAATTATTTAAACAAAAAGCGGATAGAGACTACCAAAAAATTGATTTTTCAGATGAGAAAGGTTTTACTTACCAAATAAAAACTACTAAAGCAAAAACATTTACGTTTAATTGCTGTTTAGAACGTATTACAGAGCACTTAAAGGCAGAAGTATACGTTTGTATTCAATTAGAAAATAAGTATGCTTATATTGAGTATTTTAAAAGTAAGCAAGAAATTATAAATAAACTAAAAAAATCATTTGTAACAGAGAAAAGTTGTTTTTTGTACTCAAGTGATTTATTACAAAAAGAATTATTTATATAAATATTATGGCAGAAGATAAAAAAGGATTTATCCTATACGCAGACCAGAATGCTCTGTTTAATCAATTATCTAACGAAAAGGCGGGTGAACTAATAAAGTTCATCTTTGCCTACGTTAATGATGAAAATCCAATTAGTGAAGATATTATTATTAATTTAGCATTTACACCAATCAAACAACAATTAAAACGTGATTTAGTTAAGTTCTTAGAAATCAAGTGTAAACGTAGTGAAGCAGGTAAGAAAGGAATGGCGAAAAGATGGTCATCTATAACAAATGATAACAAATCATTACAAACGATAACAAACATAACTGTTAATGATAATGTAAATGATAATGTAATAAATACAAAAGCGGATGTAATTTCTACCGACCAATGGGGAAATGAAATTGATGTAAATGGCTTTCACATAAAAACAAAAAAGAAATGATAGTTAACCACAGAAGTAGTGATGAATTTTTAGAATTGTCTAGGTTAGATAAAATACCTTTGGGTTTAGGATTAGGTATTGATTTAGATGTTAACTTAAGATTCAAACGTGCTTCGTTCAATATTGTGTTAGGACACGCAAATGTAGGTAAGACGTATTGGGTTTTATGGTACTTGCTTTGTTTGGCTAAAAAGCATAATCTTAAACATCTAATTTATTCAGCCGAAAATAGTGTTAACGGATTGAAACGCAATTTGATTGAATTATACGCTGGATGCAAGATTAAAGATATGTTACCTAAACAACTAGACAACTGCAAAAACTTTATTGAATCGCATTTTGATTTTATAGATGCACAAAAGGCTTGGACTATAGAAGAATTTATGAAAGAAGTTCAAGTGTTAGGTGATTATGATACTTTAATGATTGACCCTCACAATTCATTCTTAAAGCCAAAGTTTGCTAATGCACACGATTTGGATTATGAAATGGCTACTAAACTTCGATTGTTTGCTAAAAAAACGAATACTTCAATTTATATGTGTATTCACGCAGCAACAGAAGCATTAAGAAAAACGCACAAAGCAGGTGATTATGAAGGTATGCCACAAGCACCAAATATGGCAGATGCTGAAGGTGGTGGTAAGTGGGGAAATCGTGCAGATGATTTTGTTGTTATTCATAGATATCCAATGCACACTAACTTTTGGATGTTTACAGAAGTTCACATTAAGAAAGTTAAAGAAACTGAAACTGGTGGTAAGCCTACATTCGCTGCTGAGCCAGTTATGTTTAAATTACAGAACGGAACACAATTTTTAAACGAAGGAAAAAACGTATTATGAAAGATACAGATATAGCAACTGCAAGACTAAACATAAAGATAAGCATCAATAGATTGCTTTTTAGAAGTGCATTAGAACGTGTAAGCGAAGAAAAACAAAAAGTGATACTACGTGAAGCAAATGATTTGAACTATAGCTTAGAAGTCTTTAAAATGCTTCAAGACGATAATACTGCATTAACACGAACAAATGATGCTTTAAGATTACAAATACTATATTTGAAGAAGGAACTAATTAAACAACAAGAAGATGAAATATTGTAAGGATTGTAAAGAATCATTTGAGCCTAAACAAAAGTTTAATTCTACTTTATCAACTAATCGTTGCGAAGTATGTTTAAAAACTGCACAAGCATTGAAGAATCTTGCCAGTATAAAGAAAGAAAAGAAGATTAAGCAGAAAGAAGATATGTTAACGTTGCAAGACTACTTGAAGATGACACAGCAGGTGTTTAATTCTTGGATTCGCAAACGTGATGCAGGATTGAATTGTATATCTTGCGACAAGCCTTGTAAAAAAGAGAACGCAGGACACTACTTTTCAAGTGGAGGACACGCAAATGTGAGATTTGATGAGAATAACGTACATCTTCAATGTGAATATTGTAACACTTTTTTACACGGAAACTTAATTTTGTACGGTGTTAATTTAGAAAAGAAAATAGGAAAAGACGAATTCATTATTTTGCGTGAAAAAGCATATTTAACAAAAAAATACACGAAGATTGAATTAAAAGAGTTACTTTTGAAATATAAAGCAAAGTTAAAAGATGTATAACGTTAAAACTATACTGCGGTTGCCTATGCGGTTTAGTAGATTCGGCAACTGCTGTATAGTGATTGTTACCAGTAGTGCTTTTTATTTATAAACTTAAAAATTAATTATATGTCAAACATTAAAAAAATAACAGATAAAGCAGATAAAGCTAAAGACTTACAAAGTCTTATTGAAGTGTGGAATGAAGTTGCTAATGACAAATATTCGTATTCGTTAGGTCAAATAAGAGTAGCTAATAAGCATATACAAGAACTTGCTTTGAAAGTTGAAGGGTGTGATTTAGAAAAAGGAAAGTTTTTTTACACACTAAACGAAATGTTGTCAGGTGAGTCGGTTTCGTAGCATTACTGGTAACGTTTGGTAGCTACCAAAAGGGCGGAATTTTAACCACAAAATTTAATAGAAATGATAAAATTTAATAAACCAACAAATGCTTCTAACGAAGCCGAAAGCCCCGCCTTTTTGGTAGGTGCTGTTATGTGCCGTTTTTTATTCCAATACCGAAGTATGGATAAGGATTTAATGGTACATATAGAAGCAAGTAGTTTAAATGATGCAATGGTAAAATTTGCAACCCATTATCATTTAATTGATGAAGTCTATGAGATTGCAAGGGTGTATTAAAATGGCATATAACGAAAGGCTAACTGACGTTTCAATGTCTGTTAGGTAACGTTATCATAGTGTTGACATAAACAAATAGATAAGATGAGTAGAGAAATAATAATAGGTGTAATAGCCATTGGATTAATAAGATGGAAACAGCCGTAACAGAAATACTAGAACATTGTAAAAAATTAATTTTAGAAGGTCATCAAATAGATACTCAAGGACTTGTGCATTGGATTGAAGATACACTATTAGAGAAGGAAACACAACAAATAATAAATGCTTGGGAAGATGTTGGAACAGATGGAGTTACCACAGCAGAAGAATATTTTAACACAACCTTTAAAACTAAAATTATGACAGCAGTAGAATGGTTGCGAAAAGAACTTGAAACAATACCAAGTTATTCAGCTTTTTATGGTAACAATTATCAATGGATTGATTCTATAATGAATGAAGCCCAAGAAATGGAAAAGCAAGAAAAACACGCTGAATACATGCGAGGTTGGAAAGATGGACTAACTAAAAACACGAAAGAATGAGAAATTTAATATACATATTTATAATTAATTTGTTATATAAGCAAATTGATTAGAATTTAATCTTATATTTGAAGAAAAAAACGTCTATGAAGAAATTAATTATAATATCAGTATTATTTCTAGTAAGTTGTAAAAAAGAAGCAACTGTGCCTGTTAGTAATACTTGTAGTTGTTACGAACAACACGAACAAATGGTTGCAAATGGTGCTTGGATATCAGATTATAATACTACTGCACAACCTGACTTATGTGCTAAAGCAACTGGAACATATTTATATCCTTCATTAATAAATAGATACAAAATCGTATGTTACTAGAAATAATATCAGTAATTGCTTTTGCTTGGTGGTTTGTAGAATTCGAGCCTATTCAGTTTGTAATAGATTGGACTTTCAACTATTTGCCTATTCACTTTCTAACCGACTGGATTTATTCAGGCTTAGGTTGTTTTAAATGTATGGGGTTTTGGAGTGGCTTAATCTACTCAGGCAGTTTTACGTTTGCTTGTATCACATCGTTATTAACTTACATTACATCATTATGTTTGAGCAAGATGAATTAATCTATATCGAATCAATCAAGATAGCTGATTCAACTATTCAAACTGCGAAGATAACTTGTAAGAAGTTAGATGCAATTTACGCAAGAGTAAACGGGATCAAAAGCAAAGATTGTTTCTGTTCAATGGTGAGACGAAAGATATTCATTAAAGACTTTTTTATTTGGTATGAAGGACTCACTAGATAGATATATTCAACTGCACTACATTGATGTGAAGAAATACACAATGTATCTTTTGAATCGTATAAAAATACGAATTGAAGCAGATACTGTTATTTCTAATGCTTATCTGAATTGTTTAAAAAACGAGTCAAAGTTTAAATACGGAAACGTTCAAGACTTTCTATTTCATTTTATCAAATGTGAGTTACTGTTTAGAGATACAAATAGCAAGATAGAGATAGTCAATAGTGTAGAAAGTAATATGCCTATTGAAGAAGCAGAAGATGAATTGAAAGATAAGATTCTATTTGAATTGAACTACCAGGAGCAGAAGTCAGTTATAGAAATATATCGTAATACAGTAGATGACAGAATCAAACTAATATTCTTTGAGACGTTTCACGACAAAGGACATAACACGACTAGAAGCATTGCAGACCATTTTAATATATCTGTGTTCACGGCACACGCAATGATAACTGAAATGAAATCAGATTTAAGACGATTAAAACACGAATTGAAAAAAGACCATTATGAGTAGATGGATAGCATTAATAACATTTGTTCTATCTATTGGAATGACTGTAGCAATATGGAATGATTATGAATACACAAACAAGTTTGTTGCTGCTGCGATTCTTAGTCATATAATATTTTTATTAATAAACGAATATGAGAAAAATGCAAATAAAGGATGAATATAAAGGCAAGACTGTTATTGTGTATAATAGTGTATTAGGCAATCAAAATGTAATAATTGATAAAATACTACCAAAGCATTATGATTGGTATTCAAGAAACGGATTAGGTCATATCTTTGAAGCTGAAGCTACAGTTGAAGAGATTGTAGATGAAGCATATACTCTTGCTATGGCTCAATTATCTGGAGTGAAAGCACCTGAGCAAGTTCCAGTAGTGAAAAAAACACGAACTAAGAAGAAATGAATCTTGACTATATGATAGCATCCGTTAAAGAATACATATTTCAACAGAAAGGAATGAGTATAGATATTGACTCAAACTTCATTAAATCAGATGTAAGACAAATACAACTACTTTATCAAGCATTCAACTACATTCAAAGTGTCAAAGGATAGAAAGTTACACAAAATGTATTACACAAAATGTGTTATTTAGAAAACTAGAAAAATACGAATAATGGCAAAACATAAGTATATAGAAACACCTGAGAAACTATACGAACTATTCCAAGAGTATAAGGCAAGCATAAAGCCAAGAGAGATACAGAAAGCAACTGCAGCAGGAGTGAAGTCTGAATTTCATACACCACCGTTTACAATGGAAGGATTTGAGAACTTTTGCTTTATAAATTATTCAGATATACATCATTACTTTGATAATACAGATGAGAGATATAACGATTATAGGACTATCTGTTCACATATAAAGAAAGTCATTCGTCAAGACCAAATCGAAGGAGGTATGGTCGGGCAATTCAATCCAAGTATTACACAACGATTAAATTCACTTACTGAAAAAACAGATGTTACATCTCAAGGAGAAAAGATAAACGAAATCAAAGTAACAATTGTAAGTGGAAATCAAAGCAACTAAAATCTTTGAGCAGAATTATACTGCCTTATCTGATTCAGCTACACGATTCATAATCAATCAAGGTGGCTCACGTTCAAGCAAGACCTATTCACTTTGTCAGGTTATAATTGTCTACTGCCTTCAGAATCCTAACAAGGTAGTATCAATAGTTAGAAAGACGTTTCCTGCTTTAAGAGCAACTGTGATGCGTGATTTCTTTGAGATAATGAAAGACTTAGAAATCTATGAGGTGACGAGCCATAATAAGAGTGAGAATATATATCGTTTTGGTAACGGATCTATAGTTGAGTTTTTTTCAGTAGATGACGAGCAAAAGATAAGAGGTCGAAAAAGAGATATCGGTTGGTGTAATGAAGCCAATGAGTTATGGTTTGAAGATTTTCAGCAGTTGAATATGCGAACTGAATCGACAATGATATTTGACTATAATCCTTCTGATAGTTCAA